CTCCAGGTCAGACTTGACCGTGTCGGCCTCATCCGAGAGGCGACGGAGTTCCGCGGTCTGCTCGTCAGAGCGCTCCGCGACATCGGAGAGTTCGGTCATCCGTGCGGCGATGGCCGCGGCACGATCCTGAAGACGCTTGAGATTACTAGCCATAGTGGCCTGTGCTCCTGAAAGTGAGCCGGCCACTGGGCAAAAAGATGCTCGACGGCCGGCGGGTGAAAAAAGCCCCGCAAGCACGCCGAGCGACGCAGTCCGCGTCGCCCTCGCACTGTCCCTCGCAACGTCCGTCGCGAGGCGTGTATTTGCTACTCTTGTATCCTAACGCCGCCCGCGACCGCCGTGCAACTCAGTCAGCAGCATGGTCGCCTTCAGCGCCGCGATCTTCCCGGCGAAGTCTGTCGTGTCCACAGACACGACCGCGTCGATCTGCGGTTCGCTCCGCTCCTCGGCAACAGGAGTCGCGCTGCGGTCAGACTCCGCGTCCATCGCGGCGACCTTCCTGGCGGCCCAGTTCTTCGCGGGTGTGCCGCCCCACAAGAGCCACGCGACGAAACCGGGCTTCTCTTCGCCGGGCGTGTCCCAGCCAGGCGACTTGCTCGCCGACTCGTGTCGCGCGAACCACGCATTCATCTCGCGGACCCAGTCCTCGTTCATTTCCTCGCGACGTGCCAGCCGGTTTGCCCGCGCCACTGTCTCCGGCTTGAGGCCGTCGCCGCTCTTGCCCTCCTCGTGGAGCCGGAGGCCGCGCTTTGCCGCCGCCGCCATGCCCGATGTGGGCTTCAGGCTCACCGCCCGCTCTTCGTCCTCGTCATCGACGAAGCCTTCGACTTCAGTATCCACCAGAGGCTCCGCAGTATCCTCGACCACAGGATCAGCCTGTCGCTCATCGGCCGGCTCCTCGACGATTGCAGCGGCCATTTCCAGCGCCCGCTTCGAGACGTAGGTTTCAGTCGCTAGATACGCCGGCTGATCGACGGGGCCGGCGTCGCCCAGGAACGAGAAGGAGCGAATCCGCCTGACCTGCCGGCCCTTGGCGTCACGCTCCCACACCTCATCCTTCGGGCTCGTGCGGAACGCGAAGCTGGAGCCGCGCACGTCGCCCCGCTGAATAAGCTCAACCACGTCGGCGGCCGAGTGGGGCGGGTCGATCTCGTACCGCAGGCCGCGGTCATCGACCGTGAGCCGCATCGTCCCGCTGGAGGTGCGGCCGATGACGCGCTCGTGGTTGTACTTGCCGAACACGTCCGGGTTCGACTTCATCACGGCGTCGAACGCACCGCGCTCCACGATCTCGACGAAGCCACCCAAGTCCTGCGACTCCGACTCGAAGACGGCGGCGTAGCCGCGAATGACCGTGCGGCCGTTGTCCTCGGTCTTGACCTCAAGGCCGGGGGCTTCGGCGAACATCCGCCGCTCTAGTTCGTGCGTTCCGTCCATGACTGCGTTACCTCCTCGTATGCCTTCCCGCTGCGGAGACACTCCAGCAGCAGATCGCGGGACTTCACGCCCCACGCCTCCACGAAATCATTGATATCTCGTCCTGTCGCCTCTGCGGCGTCGCGAAGTTCCGTCCGCATCCGCTGCTCGTGGCCCTCCAGCCAGGCCGCCAGCTTGGCCGGTTTCTTGCGCCGCTCCAGAATCCCGTCAGCCTCGATGGCCGCGAGGCGTCGAAGCGTCGAAGTCCAGAGCAACTCGGCCGCCTCTCTCTGCTGCGGCGCGGCCTCGGCGGGGGCCGCCGGCGCCGCGTCTTGGCCGGAATCTTGGCCGGTCAGGTCGGCGACCTCTTGAATCTCAGGAGAATCGAGCGACGCGGTCGGGCTTTCTGCCGAAAACGCATCGAGCAGTTGCATATTCACTTGGATAAACCGCTTGTCGCCGTTGCCGTCGCCCAGCGGGTTGTAGCCGATGGCAGCCCGCACCTCATCGACGCTCAGGCAGCCCATGTGGAACATTTCCCGCAGGAACTGGGAGCGGGCGGCATAGTCGCCGGCCATGAGGCTGTTGATATCAAACTCGACGAAGTAGTTGCGGTCGTCCACGATCAGGTCGCGGCGGAAGCAGCCCTGCCACCGTCGCAGATGCGGCATGAGCGAGAACGTCACGAAGTCGATGGCGGCCTGCTCGACCGTGCTGTGCCGCACGTCCTTCAACTCGCCGATCAGGTGGGCCGGCACGCGGTAGGCACGCGCCACCTCTAGGCACTGCCAGCGGCGGGTTTCAATGAGTTGGGCATTGACGTTGTTGGTCTGGAGTTCCTTGACGTGCATTCCGTGCGGCAGCACGGCCGTCTTGAACGCTCGGTCGGAGCCGCGGTGCATATCCTCCCACGACTGCCGGAGCCTCTGAAGCGTCTCCGGCTTGTGCGGCTCGTCAGTCTCGATGACCGTGCCGGCCCTGGCTCCGTTGCCAAAGTAAGCGCCAGAATGCAACTCCGTCGCCCGTGCCAAAGCAATCGCATCCCGCGATAACAGCGTCGGGACGTAGCCCGTCACGCCGTCCTGCGAGAGCCACCGCAGGTGCATGATCTGATCCTGCGTGTACTTGTCTGGGACGACCTTGTCGGGCGGCGTGTATTCGTATCGCAGGCGGCCGTTCTCCAGCCGCTTGACCTCCATCCTCGACGGGTGGAGCGGGATCAGTTCCGTCACCGCCCCGCGCCGGCCGCTCTTGATGAAGGCATAGGCGTTGCCCCAGAGGAGCAGCCACGACTGCATGAGTTCGCGAAACTCAAAACTCGTCATCCACGAGTTGGGTTGGTGTGCGACGATCTCTTGGAGCGGCAGTTCGTCGGCGATCTCCTTGCCGCCGCCGGGGAGCTTCCTGTAGACGTTCAGGGGCAGGCTGGCGACGCTCTCGCTGATCACGCGGACGCAGGCCAGCACGGCCGTGCATTCCAGAGCCGTTTCCGGCGAGATGTAGACGCCGGCCGTGGTCTTCCGTGTCTCGCGGAACTCCTCGAACACGCGGGAGACGCTGCCGCTCCGCAGTTCGACCATGTCCTCGGCCACGGCGTCTTCTGCCACGCTAGATCACCATGATTTCGGGTTCGATGTCGGGGCCGCGAGGCTCGGCGCTCGCGAGGCCGAGGGCCATGACGAGAGCCACGGCAGAGTCGATGCGGGAGGTGCTGTTGGAGTGGGCTTTCGACATCTTCACGTTGCCGGCGTCGTCAACCCGCAGAGTCACGTTGCTCACCTGCCACGCCAGGGCTGGATTCCCGCCGTGCCGTAGTTTTCCGCCAATTATCAGCGTCTCCAGCAGCTTGGTCGGGGCACTCATCGAGGCGTACCCTTGTCCAAACGGCTTCACGTCGATGCCCTCGCCGACCAGTTGGGTCGTCAAGTGCGTCGCATTCCATCGGTCAATGGCTACAGAACGGACACTGTTCTTCTCGCAAAACGAGAGAACGTGGTTTCTGACCGCGTCGTAGTCCGTAATGTCTCCTTCTGTCAGTGTAACAAAACCCTCTTTCGCCCATTGCCGATACGGCACTCGATCGGCCTTGCTGGCGCGGTCGGCGCCCTCTTCTGGGATGAAGAGATGCGCGTACACGTCATACGTCCCGTCATCGTCAGGCCACACCGCCACGAACGCCGTCGTGTCCTGCGTACTCGACAAGTCCAGGCCGCAGAAGGCCACGCGATCGCCCGGCGGCCGGAGTTCGCCAGCGTTCGCCTCCCACGCACCATGCCTGAGCCACTTCGACTCCGAGTTCACCCACTGATTCAGGTGGAGCGTGCGGAAGACGACTTCTTCGGATGGGGACTGCTTCGCCCTCGTTGACATCTGATGGAAATAGTCCGGCTTCAGCGTTACGCCGTAGTTCGGATTAGACGCCTTCCAGGTGGCTTCAATGAACGGGTCGGCGTCAGGGTCGGCTGCGAATATCAGCGGCAGGAACGTCTCGTCCTTGAGGACGCCGTCGCGAATCTTCTCGGCCCGCTGCCAGTCCTTGTAGCAGGGGCCGAGTTTGTCGGTGCCGGCCGTCGTGATGTAGATCGTGAGCGGCTGGCTCCGCGCACCCATGCCCGTTTCGAGGACATCGACGAGTTCCCTGTCGGGGAAGACGTGGTACTCGTCCACCAGCACGCACGACGGGTTGTAGCCGTGTTTGGTTCCCGCCTCCGAAGATATGCAGATCATCGTGGCGTTGCGTTCCGGCAGCACGATTGAGTTGCGGTATATCTTGCACCGCTTGCTCAGGGCCGACGATTCGACGAACTGCTTGGCCGCCGTATGGAGCAGGGCCGCCTGGGAGCGGTCGCCGGCCGCGACGATCACCTCGGCACCGATGTCGTCGCAGCAGAGCATATAGAGCCCGATGGCTGCCGACAGGGCCGACTTGCCGTTCTTGCGGGGCAATGCGAGCAGGCTCGTGCGGTACTGCCGCAGGCCATCGTCCCTCTTCGTATTGAAGAGCTTGTCGAGGTACTCGTCCTGCCACGGCTCAAGAATGAATGGCTTCCCGGCGAAGTCGCCGCGGCTGTGCTTGAGAAAGCCAATGAATTCGCGGATATCAACCACGACGAGCCAGAAGTTCGTCCATCGGATCGACGACGACCTTCTCGGCGTGATACCCGAGGCGAGTGCGGTCGGCAGGCGTCAGGCCGAGGACAGTTTCGAGGTGACGGAGTTGTTCGCCACATTCCTTGGCCTGGGTCGCCATCGCGGTCGCCCGAGAGAATCGAATTGCCCCGCTGGCGTCGAGCACCTCGACGTAGAGGGCATCCACGGCCTGGAGTGCCTTCGCGGCGAACTCCCAGGCGACGTATGTGGTGCAGTACCGCGTGATGACGTGCTCGTCAGTCTCGGCGAGCGTTCCCATGCGGGTCAGCCAGGCCACGACGTTGACGAAAACCTCCTTGGCCCGAGGCTTTAGCCAGTCCGGCGGCTGCATCGGCTCGGCCGGCGGCGTCCCAAGTTCCTCGCGGTTCTTTGCGTGCTTCGATCCTGCCAGTTGGAGGATGTGCTTCGCTGTTGGAGGTCGTCCCTTCATGCCACTCCAGACTACAGAACCGGACTTGCGGCCCGCAAAGGAGTGGGATTTTCGACCCGGCGAACAGCCGGGGCGAAACGCTCCAATTTCGTCCGCGGTTCCGCCTCTAGGAACAGGCGGTCTGCCCGACGTTTGCCCCCCAGCGGTGGGGGGCATCCCATTGACGAAAGGCGACGAGCGGCCACCACAGCGGGCCGCTGTGTTTCTCATTCGCCAAAGTGTCCAACGGCCGGCTGCAAGAATTCCGCGCAAGAATCCGGCCCGACCAGCGTAGAAATAGTGTAGCATTGACACACGGTGGCCCGATGCTACTGTATATGCGGCCGACCGACCAAACGGCCGCGGTTTTCAAGTAGCCTACAAAAAAGGATATCACGATGAGCTGTGCCCAACTTCCTGCCCGTTTTAAAAAACCGAGCCCCGCCCGCGATCCGCGCAGGATCGCAGCAGCAGAAAAAACCGAGAAGAAATCGACACTCACAAGAGCCGTCGTCGCAGTCGATCGGATGGAAGGGGAATATCCGATTTTTCGAATTGAATTCGAGAATGCCGCGGGCGACGTTTTTCGCGGGTCTTGGGATTCCCGCCGTCCTCTGCTCTCGGCGAATTCCAAGCTTCGGAAGGGGCTCGGCAAGTATCGTGCTATCGGCCTTGCCATGGCTCCGTGGAAATTCGCCGGGAAGGGGAACCTATGCGGCGCCGCATCGGCCGGTTGCATTAACGCATGCAACGGGCTCTGGAGCGGAATGAATGTAACACCATCGACCCGGTTCGCGCTCATCGGTCGCGCCCGTTTGTGGCTAGAATTCCGGGTGCTTTTCCTGCACAAGCTTAGGAAGGAATTGACCAATTTCCAGAAGCTTTGCATCCGGACCGGCCGCATTCCGGCCGTTCGATTGAATGTCTCGACCGATATTCCTTGGGAGCGCGTAGCACCGGAATTGTTCGCGGATTTCCGGCGCATTCGATTCTACGACTACACAGCCTATTCCGCCGACAACCGCGTGGCGCTCTCGGTCAATTACCAGCTATGCCACTCGTGGAAAGAGACGACGACGTTTGACTATGTGGAATCCGTCATCCGTGCCGGCCGGAATATCGTCGTACCGTTTTACTCGTCCTACGCTCCTGCCCGCGGCCTATTCGGCGCGCTCCCCGAAACGGTCGTTTTCCGTTGTCGGAAAACCGGGCGGGAAATCGTCGTCGCGGTCGTGAATGGCGACAAGCACGATTTTCGCATGCGTCAAACTGACGGCTCCGGCGTTTGTGTCGGCCTACATGGAAAATCGGGCCGCGGGAAAGTAACGGCCGCGGTTGAATCGGGCTTCATGCGGCATCATGCCGAGGGGGCGAAGCTTCGCCGGAAAACTATCCATGTCGGGGTTGTGCACATCGAATGCTAATCGCACGACCGCCGGCCGCGTCGGGGGCACCGAGCATGATCAACCGCGCCAAGGCGAGATCACCGGCGGTGCCGATCGCCTGCTGGCAGGCGGTGCCGATCTCGAGCACGGCTCGTCATCATCGCCAAGGCGAGATCGGCACCGC